ATATTATTAAAATAATGGGAAAATAATCGTTTTAGTGGTCTTCAGGAAGATGTTATACGAGGAATGATTGATAGAGGCTATTTACCAACAGTGAAAATTGGTCGACATAGGTTAATCAATTTAACCTTAATGACTAAGGAAGCGCTAGCACAAGAGATTAATTAGTGAACTAATAAGAATAGAGGGCAATATGAAAATAAATTTAACGTATGAAATGAAAAAACGTTTTGAAGATAGAGTAAAGATATTAAGAAAGGCCTCAAAAAAAGGGGTAATAGATCACTTAGATTTAGTAACTATAGCTATGGACTCTCTGCATTTGCTCGTCGATAACATAGAGAGTGAAGAGGACTTTTTACAGTTAGAAGAGTCTTTTGAAGCTCTCTTAAAACTTAGTGTTTTAGATGTAATTAAGTAGCTATACCAGCGTCAACTGGCATAGCTAAGAAAGGTGCGTCAACACCTTACTGAATGTCCCAAATCGTCAAAAAAGGAACTAGCGAATGTTAACGCATCAGCCATGTTTGCAATCTGCCGTTCGCAGTTTGCATCAGGACACACTTTTTAATAAAGCCACATTTTTAACTTATGATGGAGCTATTAAATCCCTCTCTTCAATCAACCAATTTGGTTCTAAAGAGTGCGTAGCTTTTCGTGACAAAATAATTTCTAAGCACATTGCACTTGCCTCAGTGCTGCGAGCTGAATATGAATTTATAGCTAGAACTAAGTCTTATGTTGATGCTAATAGACGCTTCCTTGAATTAGATAAAAGGTTAACGCTAAATGGTTTTAGCCTTTGTTCTTCCCATGAAGATTTAGTTGATCTATCTAGGGCCTTAGCTAAAAAATGCGAGAGAATAAAAGGCTGGAATTATAACTGTATCCCTAATGCTTTAGATGCATGCAATGAGATTGCAGCAACCTATAGCATTCAATTTACTTTTGATACAAAAGAACTAGAGCCTTGTTGCTGGGTTAATGAGTCAAGCTAAAATGGCTATTTCAGCAGCTACTAAAACTCCAAAAAGTAACCATTCAAAATATCTGTCGTGAGCTTCGTCAGGTTCATTACTTGCGTTCACCTTATTCCTCAGAGATTTCTTTAAAAAGACATAAGCAACGTAAAACCAATAATACAACCTACTTAGAAAGCCAAATTGCAGTAAACCAAGATGGGTATGAAGCAACACTTTTAGATCTTTCAGAGAGATCCACATCTAATCCTAAACATAGACGCACAGAGCTTATTGTTACGACTAAAGGGCAAGAGTGTTTAGCCAAATCATTAGGAATGATAGGTGTTTTTGTCACGCCTACTTTACATTCTGCGATGCATCGCATGACCAAAATCACAGATAAGCAAGGCAAGGTAATTAAAGTTATTCCTAATCCTAAGTGGGATGGCTCTAGTCCAAAAGATGGTCATAACTATTTGTTGAAGCAATTTTGGCAACCTGCATCGGCTAAATTGAAACGAAATAATATTCAATATTTTGGTTTACGTGTTCCTGAACCTCATCACGATGGAACTCCTCATTGGCATCTACTGCTTTTTATCTTTCCTGATGATTATCAACGTTTAAAAGAAATTTTAACTGAATATGCATTTCGAACTGCCCCTAATGAGAAAGGAGCAGATGAGCGTCGTATTACTTTTGAGCAAATAAAAGAGGGCATTAACCCTGAGACTGGCCATGAGTATTCAGCGGTTGGCTATGTCATCAAATATATATGCAAAAACGTTGATGGCTACATGATTGATAACCAAGTCCACATAGCGAACACACACAAAGATTGGCACCAAACAAACCCATATGAGAGCGCTGAAAAAATAGAAACTTGGGCAAGAGATAACGGCATAAGACAGTTTCAGAGACTAGGAGTAACTAGCGTGCAGCTATACAGAGAGTTCAGGCGCCTAGGAGAACAAGAAGGCCATTTAGAAGTAATTAGACAGGCTGCTGATAGTGGTGATTGGGCTGCATTTGTTATGGCAATGGGAGGGCCATTTGTCTCTAGAAAAGATCAGTGTGCCTCAATTGCCTATGGAAAAGGTAACAAACTCAATAAAGACACAGGTGAAATTATCCCTGTCTTGAAAACCAAATATCGTGATGAGGCAAAAGATAGAGTCATAGGTGTTTTATATGCAGGCATGACAGTACTAAGTCGGATTAACTTCTGGGAAATCAAAGACACAGAAAAAGTGAAAGCAGCTAGGCAAAAAATAATGTCAGGAGTCGTTGAGCTTATAACTGAGATACATGACCAAAACATTAATGAGATACATCAAGGCAATAATTCAAAACAGCATTCTGAAGAAAACTTGTTTTCAAAGAGTGGTGTTCTGCCCGCGCGGCAAAGAGCGCACTTGCGACAGACGTAGTCTGGAGCCTTGGACTTGTTTCAATAACTCTACGCAACAACATCATAAGGAATAAATCATGTTACAGATAAGTATTATCGAAGGTCATCATCAAGCGTTATCACGCAGCACAAAAAATGGCACACGCTATTACCAGAAGGCTTATGCCCATATGGGTGGTGCTTTCCCACAAGAGATTGAGATTCCCTTACGTAACCCTGCTGAGGCTTACCCTGTTGGGGACTTTTCTCTCAGTGTCTCAACTTTTCAAGTAGGTAAATATAAGAACCTTGAGTTAAACCCTTTTGAAGTCTTATTAGTGCCTGCACAAAAATCGTTTTCAAAGGCTAGTTAAGTGTCTGCCGAACAGTTCGACGGCCTTTGGTTACTCGGGTTTTGCACCGCTCTCATTCTCTCGTTTGGGTTAGGTGCATTAAAAGGAGGGCAACAATGACAGATGTGGAATTTGTTATGGGCTCTTTGGTTACTGCCTACGTCCTAGGGTGGGCGTTTGGTTCAATTTTTCTATATGCAAGGAAACTATTGGAGGTTTCAACATGAAAAACAAACAAGCTATTAAAACAACTATCGCAGCATCATTTTTAGCAACATCTGTAAGTGCCGTTAATGCCGCGCTTCCTGCTGATGCGCAAGCAGCAGTTGATTCTATTACCACCTTCTCTGATGACATTATTGCAGCAGCTTGGCCAATTGCGGCAACCATTGTCGTCGCTTCGATTGGTATTAAGTTGTTCAAAAAGTTCTCAAATAAAGCAACTTAATTTAATACCAAAATAAATGAGGGAGCAAAAAATGCTCCCTCTTTTTTCAATGGAAGAATTAGATATGAAACTTATATTTGCGATTCTTTTTAGTCTTAGCTTGATAACTACTAGCACTTTTTCTTACGCTGAAACTTATGTTTGGGTAGCGGCTGGAGGTGTTGGAGGCACGGCAATAGAGGCAGCGACAGACCAGTGTCAATTATTTGGTACTGAAAACTGTAGCTCAGCAGAATTATCTGATGACCCTAGAGATAATGTATATAAAGTTATTTTTATAAGGCCTTCTGGCGTTGAGTTTTACCCGACTAATGCAGTACGGTTCTCATGCAGTTATCAATATTTATTACCAGAAGCAATTAACTTTTGTGAAGGTTTAGCGTCACAACCTCAAATTTGTAGTGATGGTTATCCCGCTAATATTTACGGCTATGAAGATAACTGTGATAGACCAAATCCCAAACAATGCCCTGATGGGTCTTACATAGAAGAAAGCTCTTTTTGTACTGTTGGTAATGGTGTTTGTAGTGACTATGACTCTTGCCACCAATATGCTCAAGCTCAAGCAAACTGTTCTGCAAACTCATCTGTGTTCGAATTTAACTATTACGATCCTAATAACTTTGACTTTACCTGCTCTGATATTGCGACTGATTCGCCCGATAGCCCAGACAATGGCGGCAATGCTGATGGTAATGAATACAACGATCCTACAAGTCCAGACTCAACCACCGTCTCTGAGTTAGATGTCGGCTCTTTAGCTTCTGCGATAGGGGCCGAATTACAAGATGACTTTGGTAATGTAGAAAGAGCTATTAGAGATGGTATTAATTCGGATAGCGCTAATACAGACCAAATTACAGCAGCAATTAATAATGCTAATTCAGAACTAAACGCCTCCATTGATAGTGTAAGAAATGCGATTGAATCTGGCTCATCCACTAATAATTCAAATGACATTGTTAACTCGATTAACAATGCTTCATCAAGTCTCTCAAACACAATTAGCGACTCAAACCTTAATGTTATTAGCTCTGTAAATCAGGCTAAAGATGCGATTAATGTCGGCAATGCGGTCATTAGCTCACAGCTAAGTGATATAGCCCAAGGTATTGAAAATGCTACGCCGTGTGACCCCTCTCTTGATGATAAAGCATGTGAAGGGGTTCATGGTTTAAACGAAGGTTTTATCTCAGGTTTATTAGGATCAATCCAATCGGTATTTGATGAGGAAAGTGATACTGCTCTCAATTCAGTAAAAAGTGAAATTACAGATTTAGAAGCTATCTCACCTCTTGGTGAAGACATGGTAACAGGCGTATTTGATTTCTTTACTGATGTGATCCCATCCCCTCAAGAATGTATTCCTTTAAGCTTTGGCAACCCAGCACAACCATATCACTTTACTGTGTCTTGTGAATTCTCAGACAAATTTAAAAGCTTATTCAGCTTCATTCTTGCGGTTTATACCATCTTACAGATCATTAAAATTTTATTTGTTGGAGCTACCCCAAGCTCTAAGGGGAATATCTAATGCCAGCCATTCTAATTCCATTATTAACGGGTGTTGCTAACCTTCTAAGGTTACCTGCCTTAGCAACATTTCTCGCCACTATGTTGGCGCAATTTGTCGGCTTTTTTGCTCAATGGTTTACCGCTAAAACAGCCGTTCAATTAGGTGTCGTCTCAGCAGTCGTGACCTTAACTGTAGGTGTATTTACAGCCCTTAAGCTGCTTCTTACTAGCATTATTGTTGTCACGCCCCCGATGTTTCATCAGGCTATGTCTCTCATCATTCCTGATAATTTACCCCTATGTTTCTCTGCCATTATTTCCGCTCATATTATTCGCTGGGTATGGGAGTGGCAGGTTCACTTCATTGAGTTATACGCAAGCTCTAGATAAGAGGCTCTTCATGGCAGTTTACTTTGTTACAGGGAAATTAGGCGCGGGTAAGTCTCTCGTTGCAGTAGCACGAATTAAAGACAAATTACTTAAGGGCTTACCAGTCGCAACTAATTTAGATATCAACCTTAAAAATATGTTGGGCAGGAATAAGCGGCATACTCGTTTATACCGAATACCGGATAAGCCAAATCTAGACGACCTTTCTGCAATCGGTGTTGGTAACAAGTCTTACGATGAAGAGCTTAATGGTCTCTTGGTATTAGATGAATGTGGTACTTGGTTTAACTCTCGTTCGTGGGCTGATAAGAGCAGGCAAGACGTTATCAATTGGTTTTTACATGCTAGAAAACTCGGCTGGGATATCTTGTTCTTAGTGCAGGACATTAGCATTGTCGATAAACAAGCAAGACTAGCGCTTGCTGAGCATGTTGTTTATTGCCGTCGAACGGATAGAGCTAATATCCCCTTCATAGGCACAGCCATCAAATTAATATCTGGGTCAAAACTCAAGCTCCCAAAACTTCATTTAGGAATCGTGCGTTATGGGGACAGCCCAACGTCGTTAAAAGTGGATACATGGACAACATTGGGTGGACCTATTTATAGCTGTTACGACACTAAACAAAAATTCAGTGATTTTTACTCAGAAGGTGTTTATAGCCTTTTGCCCCCTTGGCATACACATGGACGTTATACCGTTCCCTACACATGGAGCAACATCATGAGAATCTCAAAAATATACTTCAAAAAGTGGTCTAGAATTTCGGCCTTTGTGTTGGGGGTTGTACTGACAATAGCCATTACTCAGTTCTCTAATATCAAAGAAGAAGCTGCCGCCATTGTGAAAACAGAAGAAACACAAGTTGAACCAATATTAGACCTACAAAGTCGCTTTGATGGTTGGCTAATTAAGAGTTATGCAAATTGGCCTGGGCAGCTTTCATCCTATCAATTTCTTGATTCGAATGGCGAAGAGGTCACCTCAGAATCCCTAAGATTAAAGGGGATCAAAGTAAAGTCTCGTGGCGCATGCGAAGCATTGTTAGTAGAAGGAGGTGAGCATGTTTCAATCTACTGCGGCTAGGTTTTTGATTCTTATTCTTTTGAGTTTATCTTCAATTACACAGGCTAAGTTACTCGACTCTTTTGAAGCGAGAAAAGCACCAATAGAAGACTTTGTTAACTGGGTATCTAAGCAGTCTTCCAACAACATTATTCTTGGCCGTGGCGTTGAAGGAACTATTTCGGTTCATGTTAAAAACTTAGATTCTACTGAGGTCATGTCTTTATTTTCACAGGTCATGCAAGCAAACGGCTACCAAGTCATTCATGAAAGTGACTTCTATAAGGTCATAATTGATAAGGCTCAAACAGTAAATATTGAACCCTTAGAAACTAAGTTATATCAACTCAATTACATTCGAAATACTAAAGCGAGAGAAGTGTTTAACTCCTTTCTATCTGTAAGCTCACCAAGTAATAAACTTGATGAAAAAGAGCTTATAGCCAAGGTATCAATCGCAAATCATTCGGTTGAGATTTTGCCTAACTCAAATGCACTATTAGTATCAGCCATATCGGAAAAAATAACCGCTCTAGATGAGTTTGTAAGCGCAATTGATAAAGACAGTAAGCAAGTCATGATTGAGGCCATTATCATGGAAACAGATATAGGCAGCTCAAAAAACCTAGGAATTAACCTTAGTTCTGCCTTATCAAGTAATGGTTTTAGTCTTGTGTCTACAACAGCAAATGCCGTCTCTGATTTAACAAAATTGTCTGTGGGTGGGAGTGCTGTTTATTCTTCTGGTGGTGATATTCGAGGCTTAGTCACCGCCTTAATAAATGATGAGAATACAAAAATACTTTCGACCCCCAATATCCTAGTGATGGACAGGGAAAGAGGTCATATCTCAGTAGGCCAAAATGTACCATTTTTGGTGTCCAATGAAGTATCAGAAAACGGAAATACAATTCAGCAAATACAGAGAAAGGATGTAGGTATTAGTTTATCCGTGACACCTCATGTCCTTAGTTCTGGGCAAGTCATTCTTAAAATAAACCAAGAGTCATCTAGTGTCACAAATAGCACACAAGCCTCTGACATCATCACAAATAAACGTTCTATTTCAACAGTAGCTAAGATGATGGATGGTGAAACTATGGCCTTAGGTGGGCTGGTATCAGAAGAGACAAGGCAATCAGAATCTGGAGTCCCCATGCTTAAGGACTTACCTTTTATTGGCCGCCTATTTCGTTCTGAGAGTAAAGAAACAGTTCAGCGTGAGTTAACTGTATTGATTAAGACGCAAATTTTGTAAGCCCTGCCCAACGGCTGCGTGGAGCGTGGCCTTGGGTAGGGCTTACAAATTAGTTTCGCATGCGAAAAAACAGTTCAAAAGCAGAAATTAATACAGGTATAAATAAGCCTCAAAAAAAAGCTAAAAACTGATGAACGAATGTACTTGGCAGTATAGAATATTTTTTTTAGTTCTAAGGAATGAACAATGTCTGGAGAAACAGCACAAATTGAAGTTTTAGCCGAAATAATGTCTGATGACTTATTCTCTTGGTTTAAGTGGGAAAAAGTAGGCCCAACTAATTTAAACTTTGATTGTATAAAAAAAGATAAGCATGCGGCTGCTAAGCAAGGCGATCATCACACTCACCCAGTTGATGTTGTGTTTCAATATTTCGACCCATATCTAAGTAAAAGGGTATTATTTAATACTGATTTAAAAAGCTATAAAAAAGGCTCTATCAGTTCCTCTGTCGTTAGAAAAACTCTCGTATCTTTAGCTAAGACAATCGATTGTGCTAGAGTTTCTAATGAGTGGAAAGAGAGATATGACCTTCAATCAGGGCCAAGTGAAATAAGAGCTATGCTCTTTCTTTATAATCACTGTGGAGAGTATGATAATGACTTTTTTAACTTTTTCAGAAAAAACCCTAACAAAAAAGCTCATAAGCCAATTGAAAGTATTCCTCTAGAAAAAAATCAACAACTTCATATTCTTGATCCAAAAACCATAAATTCTTTAACCACTGTTACATCAGATATGAAGGCTTTATGTGGAGACTTTACATTAAATAAAGACGATTACTCATTTTTTTATCCTGATCTG